CCGGGTTGAAGTTGGGCGAATTGGATACGATACGATACTGCTTGAGCAGGTCGTTTGCAATTGCATTGATGATCGGTGAACGGTAAACAACACAGTTGAACGTAACATCATATGTGACGTTATCATGTGTACCACCCTGCGCCATATCAAGAATTGCGCCCTGGTTGATTCCTTCCGGATAGCAGTCTGCAAGCATAACTGCACGCTCAACCTGAGCACCGGAACGATCATGCATAACATAGATGAACTCAGCCGTATGGTTGGCTTCATTGAATGGAATACCTTCCTCTGCCTCATTCGCACGACGATAAAGTCGCTTCTCAAGACCGTTGAAGTCCTTACCACCGGAGATCCATCCACCATAGGTTGCTAGACCGGAGTTCTCATCACCGATGGCATTGATCCATCCATCGATAACCGTATACACCGGAGCACCAACGAGTTCGTACAGACCGATTGTAATCGTCTGCGTTGTTTCCTTGGTAACCGTCGGAGTATTGAACATACGTCCAGCAAAGCCGCCCTGAATCGGTGTAGCGGCATTCTCAATCTTCTTCTCCTGGAAACCAGTGACCGAACGGTTCATATACTCAAGCATATGCTTGAACTGAATGAACTGGTTGTCTGAGGAGTAGAGATTTGCATCGGACCCAGCAAACATCTTCAGAATTGCCCGCGGAGGACGAACCATGAAGAGTCGACCAAATCCATTGATCATTGGAGAGTAGTTCCTGAGAGCATGATGTGTTGCATTCACGCCACCAACAAACATACTGTACTTCGTCATATCCGGTGCGTCATATTGACGACCACCCGTCTGCGAAGTGATTACGCCTGGAATCGCCATTATGCCTCACCTCCCGCTTTGTTATAGTCCGGACGGTTGATATTGACCTCAAAGATGATCCTCTTTGCAATATCCCGGAACGCGACTGAACAATAGCAATGCATAATCATATGCTCCTGTTCCCATTCGTTTGCTTCGAAACGAATTTCAATATCTTCAACCATAGTACCAATCCATGGGCGGAATACATCCATCTGTGAATCGGTGTAGCCCTTACGCACATTTGGATCATTCCATTCATACGTATAGTTCTGAATATTCTTCTCAAGCGTCTTCTTGAGAACGTTGAGAACCCGGATGTTATTCTCTTCGAGAAGTACCGACGTTGTCGTCTTACGGGTATTCTGAACAGCACGCTGAATCACACGACCTTCATCTGTTGTGATGTAGTAATTGATACGAGAATTGTACAACGCTTCCTTGACATCCCAGTCAATAAGATCTAGGTCCGGATGGAACGAATCGCGGATGATATTCCCCGTTACGGAGGAGGTGGTTCCATTTGTACGAACAATCGGACGCAGCTGTGCATAGTTATTAACAAACGGCTTATTGATACCATGACGAATAATGTGTGGAATCAGTTCCTTTGCTAAGAAATATGCAACTGTGACCGGTACGCGCTTCTTGGAGGTCTGATCGTAGATCTCATAATAACCGAGATCAATGGATGTTCCACGTCCAGTGAAGTCTTCGAACATTGAGATGATGGTACGAAGCTCATAGTTGACACCAACGGACTTGAGACCGGTAAGGTTGCAATCAAGATGTAGATGACATCCTGCGCCAAGCTCTCAGCTAATTGTCATGCCGTTCCTATTACGGAACATATTGAGATCATACATTGCCTTTTTGACGTTGAT